GTAAGCACGGTCGACAACAGTGATGATACGATCCGAGTGGAGCTTGTTCTCGTTGTAGTCGTAAATGTCACCGTAGAACGTAAGAACCTCTACGTAGTCCGACTCGTAATACTGCTGGATCGACGTGAAGCCATCTGCAATGAAACCGTCAGCCTTGTTGTACGCAGAGTCAGCCGAACGGATAGCTGCACGGGCATACATCATCTTGTCGATAACGGCCTGCCAATACTTCTTAGACGGGTCTTTGTCGATCATCCGTTTGATCTCACCAAGGGTAAGAATGCTTTTGATGATCTTAGGTGTCTTGTAGAAGTCAGAGGCCGTAGGGTTAAATACGATGTCGTAGGGGGAAATACGAACCAAACGAGGCCCAATGTAATTCGTCGTTACTTCACCAGATTCTTTGGTGTTGTAGTCTTGGTTCCACTCGACAGTAGCAAAGCAGTTACCGTACTGAATCCAGTCGTACAGGAGACTCGACGAAGTATTGATAAAGTCAGACTGACGGACCTTATTGTCCATATAGGCTTGAATGACTTCACGCTTCTCACGGGTACCATCTGCAGCCGTAGTAGCTTCCCAACGCATCCACTTCTGCTGAGGGAACAAGGTAGCAAAATAGTTTGCATGGAGATTGTCCATGATCTGCGTCAGCTTAGGGGTCGTGGTGGAGTTCGACCAAGGAAGAGCAGCGTTCTTCGTCGTACGGGTGTCCGTAGCGTAGAGATAGTTACGGAGTTCTTTCTTTTCCGTTACCCACTTCTCACGCAGATTGCTCCACTCAACCCAACGATTAGCAATCTCGACAGCGAGAGTATCGGGGTTAAGCAGGTGCTCAAGTTCAATGGTAGTTCCGGCCATTATGCACTGCCTCTAAATCGTGAGTTAGCCCAGACGATGTTGCTATTCTTGCTGCGCTGAACGTTCTTCATAGGTTTCACAGCCATGTCGACAGCCGAAGCTAGGGCGTCCTTAACGTCATCATGGCTAGGGTTACGGCTAGACAGTTCTTCTTCCAAGGTCTGAATGTGCCCACCACGGTAGTGCCAGATAGAAAGGTTGTCGTATCTAGGCTCTAGGATAGCTGCAATACGTTCTTCCTTGCTGCCCTTATTCGGTCGGTATTCTTCGATAGAGATCGACAGACCATGTTGTTTGATAAGCTCTTTAAGCTGCTTAACGATAGCCATCTGAGCCACGGTAACTTCTGCTCTCATCTTCCTGAACGACCACTTGTTGCTAAGCTGCAAGATGTGCTCGAAGTATTCAGAGATACGGTCGGTACGGAAGCGATCAATATCTAGGACGTAGACGTTATTCTCACCATCGACACCGACGACAACCATAGCAGTGTAGTCAGCTTTCTTACTCAAGCTAAACGCAAAGTCTACTGCACAGTAAACGTTTAGGCGGTGCGTCTTGTAAAACCAGTAACCATTGTCAAGGTGGAGATGTTTTCTGTCGTAGTACTGAAACTTGTCTGAGCCTACGGGTACGTTATCTGGGTCCGTAGGGTCATTGTAATACTGTGCTCTGAACTGACCACGGTCGAGATACTGCCCACGCTTCTTGGCTAGAATCTGCTGGTCGAACCCAAACCACTTACCATCCTTACGCTGCTGACGAGGCCACAAGAACTCACCTGTACCATCGCCATTATTCTCTACTGCACGTTCAAAGATTTCGTAGATATTCTCTTCGCCAGACTTGCTACCATCTTTGTCGTACTGATCCTCTACCATCTGCATCAGATCGTTATACAGATCAATCGGATGGTAACGTGTACCTACGACCCACTCACGAGCTTCTGCACCTTCGATGGACGACAGAAGAGAGTATTGGCTCTTTACTTTATCTCGGCCTTCATTGGTATAAGCGTTCTCATACACAACAACGTCGTCCAGTACGGCAATATCGCAGTGCATACCAGTAAGAGAGGTTGTAAGACCTCCAGTGAAGATGCTAGGGTCACGAACATTCTCCTTCTTGCGTAGGGGATGATCTAAAGCAATTTCACTTGTCGTCCAGCGAGAGCGTTTACCCTCTTCGGGATGAACGTGCTCAGGCCAATAACGACGATAAATCTCAGAGGTAAAGATACCCTTCATGAACCCTAGCTGCTTTTCTGCAAGGTTAGCAGTAGCAGAGATGTAGAGTACACGTAGCGTAGGGTTCTTTGTGAGTTCCCAAACTACTCGGTAAGCAACCATACGAGACTTCTGGTGGTCACGAGGAAACAGTACAAGTTGGTGCGTCTTAGAGTCTTGACGTGTCCACCATTGAAGCAACTCTGAGTGACACTGACCCAAAACCTGTTCAGGTGCTACAAGACGAACAAAGACCTCAAGGTCATTTTCCGCTGCTTGCCTAATCTGATCGTCGATGGACAGTGTTTGGTTCATGTTGCTAATATATCACACTTTGGTTAGTATGTCAAGCAGTTTATTCTAGAGGATTAGCAGCGGCAAAACAGTTGCTGCACCAAGCACAGTGACGACAAAATCCCATTTATCTGGGGTGCCGTAACCAAAACTGTCGTAGACCTCCTTAGCTAAAGCAACGGCAGAGGCTACTAGGAAGGCTACAACAGGGGAGGTACCGTAGGATACTAGAAGCCCTGCGATAGCAGCCCCAGCCAAAAGGTGAGCTTGTTTGTCGATCTTAAGCATTATGCTAGACGAATACTGCGGGCAGTCTCTGGCTCTTCAATGAGAGAGATTACAGCCGTACCGCTGGTGTAAGCACCCGTCTTGATACCTGCACGGTAGTAGCACTGCGAAGGATCAAAACCGTAGGTTTCGATGGGAGAAATGAAGGTGTCCACGTCGAACCAGTTGGTGTTGTCGAAGCTACGCTGAACGGTAACAGTAGCGACAAACGTACCGCTGATCGACAGATTGAAGTGGCCGAAGATATCCAGAGAGTCGGTGAAGGTATTCTCTGCGGAAAGGGATGCAGTGACAGTAGGCATGTTTGGTTCCTTACGAGAAGATGTAGTTTTTGGTTACTGTACGTAGGGTGGGTTCCAGTTAAAAGACAGTTTTGAACACATCACGTTCAACCAGCTTATTCCCGAAAATGCGATTAAAGATGGAAATGAAATTCCAGCCATTGTTGTTCCCGTTGGCGATATTCCTGTCTACAATAAATGCGTTCCAAGCTGCACCTCCAGTGGCATTGATATCTTGGATCGTCAAGTTGCTTGCGTTTACCGTTCCACTTGCTTGAGACAAAGTAGCCTGCGAACCAGCGACAGTTGAGCTAAGGAACTTCTGTTCCGTGCCGGATGTCGCAAAGGCACCGACCGTGCTTGTCACGCCGTTCTTGAACTTAACCGTCCCTGCGGTAATCGTGAAAGCTCGAGTTGAACCTTGCGTCAAGGCATCTGCAAAGTTGATGACGCCACCACTGGCTTCGGCTGGAACGCGAATTGGACGATCAATGGTGACACCGTTTGTCGTAATCGTTCTGCTTGCCGAGCCTGTAAGATCAATGTTGTTGGTGGCAGCGGCAATCGTCATCGACGAACTGAGCGTTACGTTGCCCGTAAGGCTTAAAACTCCAGTAGTCGCCGCAAGAGACCCAGAAAATCCAGTGCAATTAAAGTTGTTAATGTTGGTGCTGGCGTTAAGAGTAAACGTGCCAGAACCTGCCGTGATGTTGGCGTTGATGTTTCTTGGAAATCCTGCAACAGAGCCAATGCTGACCGTGCGAGAGTTTGCCCCAGAATATGTGAAGTTCACGGTCGGGATGGCAAGAAATGTTGCCGTTGTTCCGCCACTCCAAAGGCTACCAGCGCCGTCCCCTACGCAGTTAATTTCAAACGTAGACGGATCAAAAGACCCAGCATACCCAGTCCACACACACCGCAAGAGGGAGACAGTTGCCCCAAGGGTTACAGTGCCAGCCCCAGAGTTTGCGTCAAAGTTGGCAACGTCGGCAGCACCCGGAGCAGATGCACCAGAAGCGCCGCCAGTCGTTGTTGACCAGTTAGCCGTGCTTGTCGTGTCCCAAGTCCCAGAGCCGCCGACCCAGTATCTAAGTGCCATGTTAATCCCCTTGGCTGGACTGTCCACGCTCGAAGCGCATTAGGTTAAGTTTCCGACAAGGGTCGATCCGGCAACACCAGCCCCTGTGGGTGCAGGAGTGGCTGACCCACTAAAGTCATTATACAAAA